AAAACCAAATAGAAGCTAATATAGGAGCAGGGACTTTTAATTCTTCTGCTCCTTCTTGAACAGGAGCTGTATCGGTTTTTGGTATAAACGGTAACTCTAGTTGTTCTTCTTCTCGATTAATATCTGAAACTTCTTGTCTAGCAGCAGCTAGAAGAGAGTCAGCGCCTTCAGAAGCTTTTTGAGCTACTGAGCCTACAGCTTTCTTTTGTCGCTCTTGTTTGTTTTCTGTCTCATCTAATTTATTTTTTAGTTCTCTATATTTCTCTATAGCAAAAATAGCAAGATCAACCACCCCTTTAGGCGGGCCATTAATTAAAGGCAGATCCTTTAAAACATCTCTAGTAGCTGCTTGTGCTGCAAGCACCTTTTCAAATGTTTCTGAAACGTGGTAGTCTTTGGATTCTTGGTTTTCTTCGTTTGACATTTCAGTTACTCCGCCTTTATTTTTTTTATCTCTATCTAAAAACATTTTATCTACAATTTTTAAAATTGAAGGGTCGTAGATTGTATATTCTATATCACCGCCTACTTGTTTTATTGAAGATCCTCTTGCGTCTTTTATAGATCCTTTAATTCCATATTTAGAAAATAATTCGTCTGCGTCTTTTTCTGTTATCTTTAAGATCTGTCTCCAGAATTTAGGTTTATCTACATCTAAGTCATTTATATCAATATTTTCTTTTTCAATTAAAGTTTTTATTTTTTCTTGTACTTGTTCATCTTGGTCAGAAAGATTTTTTCTAACCATTAAAGTTTCACTATCTTTTAACTCTGCTTCTACTTGATACAGTAAAGGCTCACCTTCTTTTTTTCTTTCAATAGCCGCTTCTAGATACTGTTTACCGTAAAGTTTTTTAAGTTGGTGAGGAGTGATTTTAGCGTAACTCTCAGCTACTTTTTTATCAGGAGTAAATGAAAAACCTTTTCCAAAAGCTGTTTCAGTAGCGTACTTAGAATCAAAAGATTTAAAATCTTTTTTAGCTCCGTGAAAAAGCTTTACTGCTCCTTTAGATAACAAACTAGGTAATGCCATTATTCTTCTTTCCTGTTCTTTGCTTCAGCTACTTGATCTTTTAACATTAAAAGATTATCCAGAGAACTCGCTCTCCCCTGCTTGCGGTACATTTCCTGTTCCGATGTTGCCACCACCAGTGCCTGTAACTCCAAGTTGCGGAGGTTGTTGAGGTGCTCCTTCAGCGCCTCCCATAGCTCCTTGTTGTTGGTTAGGGGTGCTAGCTTCGCCGCCAGTAGTTTGTCCAGCATTTTGTGCTCCTATAATCTGTGCCATGATAGCGGCTTCTTCTGGGTCGTTTAGAATTTCATCAGGGTCTAAGTCAAGGCTGTACGCAAGCTCACTAACAATCTTAGAGATCTTAACAAACGGAGCAATAGCAGGATTCTGTGCTGTCTGTAAGAATGTAGTTAAGCGTTGGCTCCGTACTTCTTTTTGCATTAAGCTATTTGTACCCATAGCCTTAACTTCTAAGTCTCCCTTAATTTCTAAAGGCCCGTCAAAAAACTGCATGTTCCATTGATAGTATGCTTGGCCTAAAGGCTTTAGCAAGAAATCATCTAAGTTTTTAACAACTGTTTTAATGTTCAATGACGCTGCGCCAAGCAACATAGACATGCCTGAAGCAGTACGTGTCATAGACTGAACACCTGTTTGACCGTGACTATAGCTTGGAATACCTGTTTGTTCATCCGCAAGCTGCCTAAACTTATCAAACATCATCATGTTTTCTACAGAAGTATTAGGGAACTTAACGCCGTGGATTGCTTGTCCACCCATTCCAGCTTGACGACGAAACACTTTTCCGGGGTATACTTCCATAGACTGACCGCCAACAAGAGCAGATTCGTCTACGTCAAAAACTAATGAGCCGCTTAACGCAAGGTTATCAATAGCCATACGAGCATGGCCATTCATTATTTGTTGCGAGTCGTCCATATTCTCAGCAATACCAATACCGAAAAAGCTATAGGGATTATGTTCATAAGCAAAGGCATTGTATGGGAGTCTGTGAGGAGTAAATGGATTGATAACACTCCTGAGAAGCTGGCCATTACATACCCAAGCATTGATCTGTACTTCATCTAAATCGTCTACCTCGTCCGGTAATTCCATTCCTACTTCACGGGCATATTCAGCATCCATGATTCCCCAGTACTCTAGAACTTCAAACTGTCCTGATCCATAGTCTTCTGAGCGTCTATCGTCTTTTAGCTCTTGTTCATAATCTTGTTCTACATAGTTCGGGCCTAGTTCTAAACAAGTTCTAATATTATCTTTATTAAAGTAAGGCATTCGAGCCAAAGCACGAAGCTGTGTTTTATTCATGCGGTGGCGATGTACAGCATACTCACATTCTTCGATTGTAGTTGCATTAGGATCAGGAAAGAAATCCCAGATGCTTACAAACTCAATGCGTGGTACTCGCACATGTACAGGCTCATATGTACGTTCTCCTGTATCTTTGTCCGTAGACCACCTACTTAATGTTTTATTATAATTAAACGGGCCTTTAATAATTCCAGTGCCAAAAAGAGCCGCTTCAAAGATAGCGCTTCGTAGTTCACTAGCTCCATTAGATTCTTCAATCTGATCGTGAATAAGTCTTTCCATCTTCCTTGCGGCTTCTTTAGCCGGAGAAATTTCTAAGACTTGAGGATCAGGGCTTGGGCCTTCTTTAAATTCTACAGTAGATTCTTTAATAGCATCTTCTAGAAAAGAACCGCCGTTAGAAAAAGTAGCTCCTGCTTTTAGTACCTTGCCGTCACCCACGTAGCCGACATCAAACGGGTTGGGTTCTTCTTCTTTTTCTTCTTTTAACTTTAAGCTAGTTTCAATATCTGTAGGGCTGAGCTGTAACTGCTTATAGGTTGAGATTCCTTCAGGGATCTTAGTTTCAGTTACGCCAATAGGAAACTGACCTGTTCCAAAAACAACATCAATCAACTGTCCGTAAGCTGCCAGTACTTTTGTTTTAGTTACTTTAACAAACACTTTAGACTTTTCAGACTCTCTAAACTTTACGTCTTTTCCGTAAAGACCACGGAAGTTATGGTAGGCGCTTAGCCATCTGTGTTCGTCGTGATCTCTTGCGTCTGAAGAAAGTCTAAAACGATCCTCGACTATCCCTACAAGACGAGAGCGCAGAGACTCTTCTAGTTTAAGCTCGTATGCTGTTTCGTCTTCAACTTTACCGAAGTAAATGTTGTCGGCAGTACCGATTAATGTATTTTCATTTTTTTCCATAAGTCTCACTTAAAAATTTTTAAAGATGGATAGTTGTTTTGATACGTTTCCAGTACTTTTATTTTTATTTATACTTGCGCTTACATTCAATCCGTTTTTAAATGTTTTATTAATATTTAGTCCTTTATTACGTTTACCGTAAGAGGCAGTAACGCTAGTACCATCTTTATTATATTTGATTTTATTTACTCGATCACCTACACCTTTGAACTTCTGACCGTCTTGTTTTCCTTTATATCTGCTTTCTTCGTGCGAAATAGATATTGGGCCTTTCTTAGCCTTTACTTGAGTACGTGCTGCTGCAAAACGGTTCTTACTAGTTCCAGAGCCGCTTGCGGCTACATTTAAACTTAGGTCTAAGTCTCCGATACTTCTAGAGGTAGACAAACCCCCTTGATTATACTTATCTCTTTTATTCATAATTAGTATCCAAATGTGGAATCTACGGGATTATAGATCTTTTCTCTGTGTAGATCTCTTATTCTGTCTAACGGATTAGACATTCTTGGTCTGGACATTATTAGATACCTTAAAGCATCATACGCATGGTCTGGTGCTTTTGTATCTACGTCCTCTGGGTTAGATTTGTCCAGAGGAATACATTGAAGTTCTCGTATCAGATTAGGACAAGTATTAAATATTTGTATTCGTGGTCTGCCGCTTTGAGTAGTCTTCAAGTATTCGTGGACTTGTATTTTACCTTGTATTCTGTTCTTGTCAGCTCGTCTTAGTTTATGTCCAGATCGAACTAGTGTCTCACCTATTGTTGGGCCTGTAGTTCCTGTTCTGTTCCAGCAGGCTGTATCTAATACGCCTTGGACTGAGAAAGGATCCTCTAGTTCCATGTTAGTTATCATTTCTGACAGCTCTGTACCTAATAAGCCTTTCTTATATAACTCACGATATATAACTAATGTTCCGTCACTAGGGTCTACTGCGCCCCAAACACAAGCTGATTCAGAAGCATAACCATAGTCAATTCCTTTAACACGTTCCCAAGATATTGGAATATCAAAGGGGGTGACTACATGTAAATGCGTATCAAACTCTGTGAATGCTGCTCCTTCAGCTACATCCCAGTTACCTTCTAAAAGCTGCTTACGCTGTGTAGGCGGTAGAGCGTTTAGCATTTGCTCATATCTTCCGTCTAGTGCTAAGTAAGGGTTGTCTTCTAGCCTAGCTGGTATGAACTTCCGTGTAAGGCCATCAGAGCCTTTATAAGAGCAGTTAGGCGGAGAGGAGTCTATGTACCTCTTCTTAACCCAATGTGCTCCAGAACCACCTGGATTTGCCGTACAACGCATGTAAGGCGTAATCTCTGGATCTGTAGTACGTAGCCGTGAAGCTAAGTAGTTCCAAGAAAACTCTGTGGGCAGGTGTGTGATCTCATCAAAACCTATCCAACTGTATGCTTGACCCTGATAACGATAAACATCTGCATCTCGCTCAAGGAAACCAAACTCTACTTTTGCTCCGCTAGGAAACGTCCATAGCTTTTCTACTTCTTTGTACTTAGCGCCTTTGAAGGCTTTTGGGTATAGCTCTCGGCTCTTGTCAATTATCTCACGCAGTTCTGGCATAGAGCGTCGAAGTATTAAAGCTCTGTGTGCTGGGCGATGCGCATAACGTAAAGGATCAACAAGCATTGCGTATGACTTACCACCGCCTGCTGCACCTCCGTAAAGTACATCTGTCTCCCCTGCTGCTAAGAAGTCCTCTTGTGGGCCTTCATTGGCTTTGAAGATAATGTTATCTTCGGCTTCTTCTCTTAGGCTTTTAGGGAGCTGTTCTAGTTCTGCTCCACTTAGAACCTTGCTTTTTTCTTTGCCTTCTATTTTGCCTAGAACTTTTGTGCGTTCGTCTAGAGTCTTCTTATAACTATTGACTTTGTTCTGGGCCTGCTTTAATTTCTTTTTCTTTTCTCGTATCTCTTTGCGGGCCTGCAACTTAGCTTTAGTTTCTGAGTGATGGTTATATCCACGCCCTTTGGAGCCTTTTGCTCTACCTGACTTTTTACGGGGAGTACCGTCTTTCTTTAAAATGAAGTTCCCGTCTGAGTCTTTAGCGTAGTTGTCTGGGTTCTTGTCCCAATCATTCATATTTAGCTGCTATCTTTTTTAAACCTTCGTGACTTAAAGATCTTCCTGTTGCATGTTCTATATACATACTACCTACACGTAAAGATAAAGTACCATCTTTAATCATAGGTACAATCTTTTCTAAGGCTGCTAGCTGCTCAGGGATAGGATCTAAAAGAGTCTTATCTTCGCTGTTCAGTTTATAACCAAACGGTATAGTGCTACTAGACCTCCTCATATTCCCCCTCCAGTACTGTTTCCTTTTTTGTCGGGAGGATAAAGATACCACCTTCTGCATTTACATTTACATCTAATGTTTCTTTTTTACCTAAGCCTACACGGTCTAGGATCGTCTGTGCGGCCTGTATACGGATGTTAGCTTGCGGGATAGGCTCTGCGCTATCCATGACATCTACGAGCTTCATAGCGGCTTTAGGGGCCGACTGAGCTAGTATGCCTGTAGCTATGTCTAAGATCTCTTGGCGCAGGGCTTTAACTACTGCCGGATAACTAGAAGGCGAATAGCCCGCTAGTTCTGCTGCTCTTTTTGGATCTCCGCCTACTGCTGGCAGGTGCTCAAGGAAGAGTTCTTGTTTTTCTGTCAAGTCTTTATTTTTCATATTACATATTATAACGTTGGTTTATAGTTTTGTCAAGTCTTTATGTAAAAAAAGTATATAAATCTATTGACAAAACTCTATCTCAGAGGTATAATAGATATTAACGCCCCCAGCGTTATATAGTCGTATCAACCATACACATGTATCAGCCTCCGTATCCCGCCCCTTTATAGCCCTTATTAGCTTCTTTGAAGTCTTTGAAGCTGCGGCGCTATCTAGTTGACAACCTAAATCCCTGCAAAATGTATAAGCAGGTGTATATATAGGTATACCCCCCACTGGCCTCCTGCCTCCCCCTTGCTTCAAAGTTCTTTAAAGACCTTGATGCCCGCACAAAAGTCTATACAGACTTTCAAGTCTATCAAAAACTTCCTAGATCTATGATCTAGTTGACGAGTTATGGAGCTTTAGAGTCTTTTAAGATTATTTTCACAATCTTAAAAGTCTCTAATAAAATCAAAAACTTATCTAAATAAGTTTTATCGTCTGCACATGTATCACGAGATTTTCGGCCCCTATTACTTTAAAGCTTTAAAACGCTTTAAAGTAATAGAAAAGGTTAGTGTTTATATATTTTTAAAACTCTTTCACTTGTGAAAGTTTTAAAAATATATAAACACTAACCTAATGACCGGAGCAACAACATGACAAATTTTGCCAACATCGACGAAAATCGCATTGCTTCTTCAAAGCAAATCTGGGCTGTGGCCAATAGATTCTCAAGTCTCTGCACTTCCGACAAGTCGGAACGCTATGGACTCACAAAAGTCTATAACGCCATTTTGAACTCACTGCATGGCGAAGCCAAACTGACTCACGGTGACATCCAGAGCTTCTTTGAAGCTGAAACAGTGCCGAAGAATATTCAAGCCAAGATCAAGTCTAAAAAGGCTCCGAAGCCAAAGGCTTCCAAGAAAGCTAAAAAGGCCGCTAAGCCTGAACCAGAGGTTCAAGAATATCTGGACAGAACTACAAAGCCAGCTAAGCCGGTGAAAAAGGCCGCTGAAAACAGCAACGTCAAGAAGATCAATGCCCGAATAGATTCTATTGAGGGGCGATTCGATTCCTTAGAATCGAAGGTTGGTGACATTGAATCTGGTTTGCAGATGATCTTGGAAGCTGTTCAAGCTAAGTAATAGCTTGACAATGGCAAGGAAGCCATTTAATATATATAATCTAATCACGCTGGAGAAAGACTATGGAAAAGACAATCACCGCTATCCAAGCTGAAAATTTAGCTATTAGCTACAATGCCTTTACAGATGCCGTGCAAGGCCAAGATTTAGTGGCTATCAGAGTATGGTCTAGACTATTAAAGCAAGCGCAAGAAGAAACGGGAATTGAAATGACCAGCTTAGATATATTAGACTTTTATATAAACCGCCCCAGAAAATAGGGGCTTTATCTATAGATATTAAAACTTAACAAACTGGAGAAACAACATGACTACACAATACGAAAGTGGATGCAGTGCATATCATATCGGTCAACAGGAAGCGGCCCAAGATGAGTACTGGCGTCAAGTTAATATCGAGGCGGCTGCTGAAGACTATCTTGCCGGTGTGGGTTGTATCAGTGATATAGCTGAAGAGAACGGCGTAACAGTTAAAGAAATTATTAACTTCTTAAACTAAACAAACTGGAGGATGTTATGAGTAGACTAGCACCGGAAATGATTGAGATGGAACGTGTTGCACACCTTGAATACCTTGAAAAAAAGGTACATGATAAAGCTATTGCTGAATGGCTACAAGATAATCCTGATGTTGGCACTTTAAACGGTGGTAAATATTATAGGGTAGTTAATAACGAAGTCTTGTATATACAGCCACTTACTAACGAAGTTTTGTATACAGAATCTCTATGGAAAAAAAGAGGATTACAGTGATGGATAAAGAATATAACGTTTATGTTGACGGTTTACATTTGATTGAAAACAATTTAACTATAGATAAAGCTATATTAGCAGCCCTTCGTTACAAAAAGGAAGGTATGGTAGTGCATGTTGAGGATGCTTGGACTTGTGAGACCCTCGAATGGGATTATAACTAACTGGAGAGTATAAAATGGCTGAAGACTTTCACTCGCACCAGATTAATATTGAGTTAGCAGCAAAAGAAACAGAGTTAAATAGATCTTCTATCTATGAGATAGCAAAAGAATATGGTGTAACAATTGCTGAGATTGAACACTATTTAAACCTTAATAACAGTTAAAAAATAATTATTATAATATACTTAATATCTTTTAAAACTCTTTCATTTATGAAAGTTTTAAAAGATATTAAGTATATTAAAACAAGAGGGCCGCAACGATGTACAATGACCACGGTAAAAAATGCCAGCAATATGCTTTAGAATCTGCCGATAACCTAATGGATGTGGCTATGCTTGTTAGTGTTAGCATCCAGCAGAACTGGTTGTCTTGTGGCGATCAACTTGCTGATGTTAGAAAGAATGGTATAGATTCTAAATTTTTATGGGGCGTTAAGTCTAAAACTTATAGCTATTTAAAGTCTAATAAGCATAAGTTATATGCCCAAGTAAATGCTATAGCTAATAGTCATAAGGATGACAACGAAAAAGCATATAGTTTAATGAAGATCTTCTTAAAAATAAATGGACTAGGTATCCCAAAAGCTGGTTTCTTATGTCAATTGACACTAGGTTTAGTTGGATGTATGGATGTTCATAATATCAAAAAATATAAATTAAACCCCAAAGACTTTACACTGGCTAAAAATCCTAAGACTTTCAAAGGCTTAGAAGCGAACAAGAAAAAGATAAAAGATTATATAGAACTATGTCATGGATATGGTACAGAATCATTATGGAATGAATGGTGTAATAACTTAGCTACAAAGTCTGATAAGTGGCGCAACGGTCACCATGTTTCAGCAGTACATATAGATTATTTATTAGGTAAATAAGCATGGATAAACTAAAGATCATACGAAAACATTATTATACATTGTATAATGAAGCTAAAAAAAGAGGAGATTTTAAACTGGCAGATAGTTACCATAGTAAGTATAAAGATTTTGACTTTGCGATAAAAAAACAAACTTTTATGAGAGGTGAATGGCATGGCAGTTTTAAATGAAAATTCTACTGTTATTTCAGCAGGAGATATAGTTGATAACTATGTAATTATGGAAGTTTTTTCTAATAACAAAGGCGTTAGTTACTTTTCAGTTGTCCGCTTCCCAGATGGTTTACGTTTATATTTTAATTTTGAAGAGATAAAAGCCATGCTTAATAAAACAAAGTTTAAAGTTTATAATGGGGGTAGAAAGGATGAAGAAAAGTAAAACTTATATACATGTAAACCAACATGTTGTTAAGTCTAACTTAAAGCATGGCCTTAATGAACCCGCTATAACTGTTAAGACTGGGAAAAATAATACTTATTGTCACGAGGTTAAAGTTAAAGGCGAGGTAGAGTTTATACAAGCCACGAACGGAAAACCTATACTGTCCTGCGGTGCTCGGATTGTAGCTGTGACTTATGGTGACGTTGAAACAGTAACCCATAATGAATTATTAATTTAAAGAACTAATAAGTTCCGAAGCCGATTATCAGATTGTACAGCCTTTGGAGGCCGCTGTCAACCCTTTACAAATTTAATTTTGTGTAGTATAATCACCACTTTATATAATCTATTGGAGAAAAAACAATGAAAAACTTTATTTACTCATCCGTTAATGTAGTTATTGCTCTTATTGTTTGGCTTGTGTTTGGCTCAAGCGTTAATGAAAAACGCTCAACGCTTTTCGGTCGTTCAGTTATAGTAAGACGGCGTAAATTTAAGCATCGCCCCTTTGAAATAGCAACTGGTGAAGTATTTAAAAGCTTTCACTGTGGTTTATGGTCGCTTGCCTTTGAACATAAACTAGGGCGGAGCGTTAGCTTTCAAAGCATTAAAGATATTAAAGGCTCGGAAGTAGTCGTTTAAATCTATATCGCCGCCAAGGATGGCGCATATTTATATTATCCTGATGATTATCGGCGGAGGCTTTTATAATGGATAAAGAAGAACTAAACAAAATCTTAGAAAAACATAAACTATGGCTAGATGATAAGGAAGGCGGTGAACGTGCCAGCCTAAGCGGTGCCAACCTAAGTGATGCTGACCTAGACGGTGCCAACCTAAGACGTGCTAACCTAATACGTGCCAACCTAAAAGGTGCTGACCTAATAGGTGCCAACCTAAGAGGTGCCTATCTAAGTAGCGCTGACCTAGAAGGTGCTTACCTAGAAGGTGCTTACCTAAGCGGTGCTTACCTAGACCGTACCAACCTAGGTGGTACCTACTTGAGGAGTGCTAACCTAGACGGTGCCAACCTAAGAGGTGCCAACCTAAGAGGCTCCGACCTGAAAGGTGCCAACCTAAGTGATGCCTACTTGAGGAGTGCCGACCTGAAAGGTGCTTACCTAACTGGTGCTAACCTAAACGGTGCCAACCTAACTGGTGCTAACCTAAACGGTGCTGACCTAGACGGTGCTGACCTAGACGGTGCTCTTTTAAATAAAACTAAATTTTAATGGAGGATTTTATAATGGATAAAGAAGAACTAAACAAAATCTTAGAAAAACATAAACTATGGCTAGCTGGAAAGGAAGGTGGTGAAAGCGCTGACCTAAGCGGTGCTGACCTAAGCGGTGCTTACCTAAGCCGTGCTTACCTAAGAGTTGCCAACCTAAGCGGTGCTGACCTAAGTGGTGCTGACCTACGTTATGCCTACCTGATGGGTGCCAATCTAAGTGATACCAACCTAAGCGGTGCTAACCTAAATGGTGCCTACCTAATTAATGCCAACCTAAGTGGTGCCAACCTAAGAGGTGCTAACCTAAGTGATGCCAACCTAGACGGTGCTGACCTAGAAGGTGCTCGTTTAAATTACACTAAATTTTAATGTAGGATTCTATAGTGAATAAAGAAGAACTGAGTACAGTCCTAAAAAAACATAAACTATGGCTAGCTGGAAAGGAAGGTGGTGAAAGCGCTGACCTAAGCGGTGCTGACCTAAGCGGTGCTTACCTAAGAGTTGCCAACCTAAGCGGTGCTGACCTAAATGGTGCTAACCTAAACTATGCCAACCTGATGTGTGCCAACCTGAAGGGTGCTTACCTAATGGGTGCCTACCTAATTAATGCCAACCTAAGATATGCCAACCTAAGTGATGCCAACCTAATAGGTGCTGACCTAAGCGATGCTTGCCTAAGCGGTGCTGACCTAGACGGTGCTCGTTTAAAGAACACTAAATTTTAATGGAGGATTCTATAATGAATAAAGAAGAGCTGAACAAAATCTTAGAAAAACATAAGCTCTGGGTAGATTATAAGGAAGGCGGTGAACGTGCTGACCTAAGTGGTGCCGACCTAAGTGGTGCTGACCTGAGAGATGTCAACTTTAGGTTTGCCAACCTAAGAGGTGCCGACGCAATGGATGCCAACCTGAAGGGTGCCTACCTGATAGGTGCTGACCTAAGAGGTGCCCACCTAAGTGGTACTGACCTAAGTGATGCCAACCTAAGCTATGCCGACCTAACTGGTGCCAACCTATACAGTTCTGATCTAAGAGGTGCCAACCTAACTGGTGCCAACCTAGTGGGTGCTGACCTAAGCTATGCCATCCTAAGGGATGCCAACCTAAATTGCACTCAATTTTAATGGAGAGTGAGTGATGAGTAATCATAGACTAGTATATAGAGTCTACCCTGACGATGAGGTAGATTGTTCCAAAGATGAATGGTGGAAGGTGGCAAAGAATTTTATCGGGATGATGCACGAGTGGGACTTTAAGGCTGCTGTCGCTTTAGCCAAGCTTAACGCTACTCGATACCAATTTCCTTTTGTTGTAATGGAAGTCCCTTGTGGAGGTGTTCGTCCTAAGCTTTGTGAAACTTGGGGCGTTAAATCTTCTTCATGTAAAAGACGTAAAAGAATTCTATAATGAATAAAGAAATACTGATAAATACAATAGCCGACAGAAGCTAATTACAGGGGGAAGTTACGTATGACAATGCCAAATGAAAGACGATACGCTGTAAATAGGACACGGGATTTTTTGTATGACTTACTTGACCCAAAGAAAACTCCTCGTGTTCCAAAATTAATACGGGATAGGGCATATAGATGTATCAAGCATTACCCCAGTGAGTTCTATATGGACATAGCTAAAGAGCAAGCCCCTGAAGTGTTCGGGGAATGGGACGGATTCCTCGATAAAAAAACATAAAACTAACTGGAGGAATAAATGAAAGCACTAGATAAACCTTATATTGAATTTATTTGTAACCCATACGAATGTGAATTAGATTCCTCAATTAATACTAGGATTAAAATTGATATAATGGAAAAAGATATTTGTAAAGATGACTTACTTGAAACATTTGAAATATTCATGAAAGCTATGGGTTACCCATTAAAAGATAATGATCAACTTGAAATAGTTACAACAGAAAATATTGAGGATTAAATTATGGTGTCAGGACAATACACACCAAACAATTGGGTCATAATTAAAGTTAAAGAGACAGGCCTTTTTAAAGTTTTAGGGGGCTGGAGTGGAGGTTACCTTGATGGTGACTATTGGCGTTTAAACAGTGGTATCACTAAGGTAGAACTTGATGGTAACTATTGGTTGTTTTATGGAAACAGTGGATCAATATATAAATGCCACAAAGATTCTTATCGCCTTAGTCACAATACTTCCGGTATATACCGACAACTTGACGAACAAGGACTGGTTGATTTATTAGATGACCGTGAGGACTGGTTAAATTTATTAGATAAGGAGGGAAAATAAAGCTTGACATATAGTTTATATAGTTTTAAAATAACATTTCAAATTTAAACATAGGAAATATTATGAGCATATTACTAGATTTATTTAAAAATACCAAGCATATAAACAAGCTCCGTGATATTGGTTATGGTGTAGCAGGTTTCGATATAAGCACAGCTAAGTTAGGTTATAAAACAGAAAGCGGACATGAACACCATAGCACTAAAAAAGTAATATATAGGACTGATACTGGCCGTGAGTTAGGAGTACACGGTGAACGCTATAGGCCAGTAGCTCCAAAGCATATGATAGATTCAACAAGAAAAATTTTAGAGCGTTCAGATTTAAACCTTGAAGGTATTAAAGAAACTATCAGAATGTCTCATGGCGGCGGTAGAACCTACGTTCAATACGATCTACCAAGCCATAGATATAAAACTGCTGATGGTGATACAGCAACCCTTAGCTTACTAGCTACTACGTCCTTCGATGGTACATGGCCTTTCTTAATTAGTGTCGGTGCTGTACAAAGCGCATGTTTGAATATGCAAGTCTTTACATCTGGGAATGTAGCAGTATATAAATCAAAGCACACAGTTGGTTTAGATATAGATCACGGCTCGAATGTGATTGTCAAATGTTTAGACGTTTTTGAAAATCAGCGGGAGCTGTGGGATAAGTGGTGGCACATAGATGTTAGTAAGGCAGAAGCTTTTAAAATCTTTGCAGATGCAGTGAACTGGAAACCTGCGTTAGTTTATATGAAAGAAAAGCCAGACTACACAGAAGAAGAAGTCCTTAGTCGTGTTAGACAAAACAAAAACTTTTTGTATATTTGGTCACAGTATAGTAACCACTACGTTAAGAAGTTTGGAAAAAACTATTGGTCTGTATACAATGCACTAACTGATTGGTCAAGTCATGCACCGCTATCTAAACGCTCTAATAAAGAAAACTCTGCGGCTGTTATAGTTAAACGTCAAGAAGTTGTGAGAGATTCTATATCTAAGTGGGAGTTAGCGGCATGACATTTAAATTATTTAACAAGTTGTGTAGTGTCACCTTTCGCTTAGGTGTAGGTATAGATATGTCCTTCCCTGAAGGCGAAGCTACATGGATCACCAAGAACGGTAAGGACGTAGAAGTAGCTCTTTTTTCGGGGTTTACTTTACTGCTTCCTTACCTTAAAATAAAGATTGGTAATTGTTATATAATAGAGGACGTTTAATATGGAAGACTCTTTAACTAAAAAATATATTATTTTAACCACCGAAATACTTAAAAGCAAATGGATTGTAGAAGCTGAAGATAAAATAGAAGCTAGGAAGATTTTATTCAGTGGAACAGTTGAGCCAGAAACCAGTGAAGTTTCTAGTGTTTACGTAGACAGTATAGAAGAGGAGCAGGATGATGAAGAATAAATTAATACGAAATGCAATACAAACACCTGATGGTACGGTTTTAGAATCACGGAGTCGTCATGACTATACCACGTATGTTGATGCTAATGGCAAACAGTACATGGTTGACGGCGGTTTAGATTACATACGTTCTAGTGCACATAGTGATCAAGTCGATATGTCAGTCACGATTGATGATCCACATGAAGAGGTTCGTGAGGCTTGTAGCTGGGGCACTTATGGGATCAATGGTGATCAGCCTCTAACGTATGTGAAACTTAAAGATATGTGTACTGAACATATACAAGCTTGTATCTATAATGTTCGTCTTATGTATCCTCAAATTAAAACAGCTATGAAGAACGAACTTAACTATCGGAGTTTAAAATGAAAGTTAAAATACTATGAAAATTTATGGGACTAAAATATAATGATTACCTATTCTACAAATATGATGGGGCCGTGGCACACAAGCTGGTATGCTGAAAGAGGTCTTACTCGTAAAGCTTCTCGCATAGTGACTACTGACTTTATATTAGGGTATAAAATCGGAGATAGACTAGAGTATGATGAAGTAGTGACACATTATGCGGGTGGTCGTATTGATATTTACGGTCTTCCTGAAGAAGAATACTACGGCGGTAAACATGAATATAGTTTACCTGTTATGGAAGCAACGAGCTGGAATGTATTCACTGAATGGTTAGACGATCTAAGCACTAAGCAATTAATTCCATACAAGGAAATAATTGAAAGGTTTGAAACTGAAACTAAACATAAAATAAAATGGTGGTAAAAATTATGGATACACAAACAAAATTACTTGAAGAACTGGTAGAAAGCCTTGATAATATTGCAGAAGTTTTAGACCGAATCGCAACACCGTTAGAGTATATAGAACATTCTATATATACAGAACGTATGGGTGGCAAAGACATTGAAGACTAGCAAGGCACAAATATATTCTGATATAGATTTAAAAGAGGTTGAGTATTATATGTACTCAAGTCCTTTTTTAACTAAAGGATTCTGTGAATACATTTTAAAAAAATGTAAAGCTTTAAATACTTGGGGCAGTGCAGTCGAAGAACACGGCTTCAATACTCAAGATATTTATTTTGAAAAAGAACTGCCTGAAATATATCAGAATATAACCAACGGTTTAAAGACTTTAATATTTAAACAGTTAGCCTTAACATTAGGGGTAGAAAGTATACCTGACCCTTATACAATGTTTGCTATTAAGTATTCTATGGACACTCAAAAATCTTTAAATTTACACAACGACGATAGTTACATATCTTGTAGTATAAAATTAAACGATGAGTATGAAGGGGCAGACTTAGAGTTTCCAGAACAAGGGTACAGTAATAAAGATTTAGGGGTAGGCGATATACTTTTATGGCCTGCAAGTATAACTCACAGACACAAAAGCAATGAGCTTTTGAAAGGGGAGAAATATTCTTTAACTATCTGGACTAAGTTTCCTGAAATAATTCCTGACGTAAACTTAAAAATGAGAGGCTTAACATGAACGGTAAAGGTGATAAACAAAGACCAACAAATAAGTTCAAGTTTGATGAAAACTATGAAAGAATTTTTAAAACTAAAGTAAGAAAAAATACACCGAGCCATGCTAAAACTGTGGCTCATTTGGACAAAAAGAAAGAAGCTAAAAAAACAGGAGGCTTATATGATTGAAGTTAATGACAGTGGTATTGGACATTCAATTATTAATGTGATAGACTGGCATAACCAAAGAAATTTAATTGATGGTTCAGACGATAAACAACAAGTTCTTAAACTAATACAGGAGGTAGGAGAACTGTCAGATAGTATTTGTAAAGGCGCTAACCCTATTGATGATATTGGAGATATTATTGTTATCTTAATTAATATAGCAGAGCGAAACCAACTATCTTTAAAGGAATGTATTGACTATGCTTACGAAGAGATTAAAGATCGTAAAGGTATTATGGTCGATGGGATATTTATAAAAGGATCTGATGGGTATGACCCCGATACCTTTGGTAATAAATAACAAATAACACTTGACATTTACAAACGGCTGTGTTAAAGTACAGCCTACAAATTAACGACAACCAATGAGGAAAAATGATATGGCTATTTTAGAAGGTACTGCTTACTGGGCTAGCGTCACTACACCTAACACAACCTTTGAACCTGTTTACCAAGTTAATCTTGTTGTGTCCGAGGATGTAGCAGAGGACTTCAAACAGCGTGGGTTTAATATTAAACAAATGGATGAGGGGCCAGCTATTGTAGTTAAACGTAAAGTTGACGGGCCTAATGGACTTGTCCGACAAGCGCCACGACTTGTTGACCGTTATAAAAATCCTTTAGACTGTCAAGTAGGTAATGGCTCTACTGTTAAAGTACAATACAAGGAATGGGAAGCTAACTGGAAGGGTAAAACTTTCCGAGGCTTAGACTTCCAAGCTATGCAGGTTCTTGATTTAGTAGAGCTTGGCTCTCCTGATGGGTCTGAGTTTGAATCCTACGATGACGGTATGGAGGATGAGATTTAATGGAATCTAATACCTTGACTATTGAAGGAGTTGAATATGATTTTAACTCCTTAACCGCCGAAGCTCAGGCATCTGTGTCGCTATACCAAGCGGCACAGGAGGAGCTTCTTTCTCTCTTAAAAAAAGCAGACATTCAAAGAGCTGCTATGATTACATTAGAAAGTAAAATAAAAGAGCTTGTCATTGACGATAGCTCTCAGCCTAATAAGGAAGCCAATGACTAGGAGAACCCTATGGCCTTTGTTAAACACCGTCAACCCTGTTTCAGTTGTGGCGGAAGCGATCCAGTCTCAGTAAATGAGGATGGGTCTGCTTATTGTTTTAGTTGCTCCACTTATTTTAAAGATTATAGTACACCGGAAGTACACCAACCTATTGAGGATGAGACAATCGAATTTACAGATTATTCAAAAACTAAACAAAGCCATGTGAATCTTCGTGGCTTCAATGCACTAACAGATAGAGGTATTAGTTTACAAACCGCCAAGAAGTACGGCGTTAAAAGTAAAGTGGTGGCAGGTAAAGTTATGGATCATTCGTATCCTTACTTTACTAACAGCGAAGAAACTTCTTGTAAGATTCGCAAACAAGACAAGAGTTTTATCTGGACTACTCCACCTAAAGGTGTTGGTCTTTTCGGAGAACAACTGTTCAAAGCAGGCGGTAAATATATAACACTTGTTGAGGGCGAGTGTGATGCAATGGCCGCTTATGAATTGCTCGGTAGCAAATGGCCTGTAGTATCTATCAGGTCTGGAGCTGCCGGTGCAGTTCGGGATGTTAAAGAAAGCTTAGAGTTTTTAGAATCTTTTGAATCTGTTGTTGTTTGCTTTGACTCTGATGATGTCGGAAAGAAAGCAGCTAAAAATGTTGCCAAGCTTCTTAAACCTAACAAAGCTAAACTTATGTCGCTGCCCGAAGGCTTCAAAGATCCTAATGATATGCTTAGGGTTAAAAAGTTTTCAGATTTTGTGAGCGCTTTCTGGGATGCTAAAACCTATACTCCGTCAGGCATTCTTAATCTATCCAATCAATTAGAAGCTTACAAGAAACTCCAGACTGAAAAGAAAGACTCTATCCCTTATCCGTGGGTAGGGGTGAATAAAAAGCTAGAAGGTCTTAGATCCGGCGAGCTAGTTACTTTGTGCGGTGGTACTGGTTTAGGTAAGTCCAGCGTGACTAGGGAACTTGAGCACTGGCTTATCAACAACACAAAAGATAATGTAGGTGTCTTAGCTTTGGAAGAGAACTGGGCAAGGACTGCTGAAGGTATCATGTCCGTTGAAGCTAACGCCAAGCTACACCTCAACAGTGTTAAAGAGAGCAAAAGCGAGGAGGAGTTATATAGTCTTTACCGTAAAGTATTTATGGGTGAAAACGAAGGGCGTGTCTGGGTTCATGCACACCTTGGTGTCAATCACTTAGAAGATATATTTAGCAAGTTACGATATTTAATTGTTGGCTTAGATTGTAAGTGGGTTGTTGTTGACCACCTTCACATGTTAGTACTTCAATCACTAGACGGTGATGAGCGTAAAGCTATTGACGGAATCATGCACAGACTTCGCTCTCTTGTAGAAGAGACTGGTGTAGGTATGATTCTTGTTTCACACCTTCGTCGTGTTGACGGTAATCGTGGACATGAGAATGGTATTGAGACTGGACTATCACACTTACGTGGCTCACAAAGTATTGCTCAGTTATCTGATTGTGTTATATCTTTAGAGCGCAACCAACAATCCGATGATGCTGTCGAGGCTTCGACCACTCGTGTAAGAGTTCTTAAATCTAGGTACACAGGTGATGTTGGTATAGCTACACACTTGCTTTATGAACAAGAAACTGGTAGACTACGTGAATCATCTGAAGATGACCCCTTCCAATTTGACGGAGAAGACGAGCTATGAACTTAGTTTTTGATATAGAAGCTGACGGCTTAGACCCCACAGAAATTTTCTGTATTGTAGCTATAGATGTTGACACTAAAAAAGTGTATACTTTCGACAATACAGAAATAGATAAAGGCGTTGCTTTCTTACAAGAAGCCAACAAACTAATTGGCCACAACATTATAGGCTATGACATCCCTGCAATTAGTAAAGTGGTAGGCGTTGATCTGTTTACTAAAGATGTAAAAATTGTAGATACTTTAGTTCTTTCACGTTTGTTTAAACCTACTCGTGAAGGTGGACACGGCTTAGAAAGTTGGGGCTATCGCCTTAAATATAATAAAGGTGACTACGGTAAGAATGAAGACGCTTGGGATGCGTATACCCCAGAAATGTTGGAGTATTGTATAACAGACGTAAAATTAAATGTAAGAGTTTACTCTTCATTGAAACATGAAGCAAGAGGTTTCACTGCTACGTCTGTTAAGCTTGAGCATGACGTTGCTAAACTGATAGACCAGCAGCGTGAAAACGGTTTTATGTTAGACATAAAGGCAGCAACTCTACTAACTGCTCATCTTGAAGAAAAGATAGCAGCGATTCTAG